CGCAGGTTGTCAGTCTCTTCTAGAGCTGATTTGGCACTGTCAAGCCACTCCAGCCGTTTGTGCTGTTGCACATTCCAGTGACCTTCTTTAAGGGCATCCAAGGGCAACACATCAAAAATGTGATACACCATGCCCGAAGTTTCAGCATCACTCTTGCGGTGTGCCTGTTTCATGAGCTTTTGAAAAGTCTCGCCCACAATCTCACCGTCCAGCACAAATTGGCCACCAGTACCGCGCCCGTATTGAAACGCCTTGCGGTTGACTTCAATGGCTTCGGCAATCTGCGGAAAGTTTTCAAACACCTTGCCATTGCGGCTGTACAGTGTGCAAACATCACCTTGTACCACAGCCACCACACGAACACCGTCCAGTTTGACTTCCAGGCGCTTGATGCCCTTCATCTTTTTGGGTTGATCAGCACTGTCCTGTGCCAACTGCACACTGAACACTGGAATCCGCCACTCTGTATTGCCCACAACTTTGTTGATGGTCTTTTCAGAGATACCGCAACGCAGGTCCTTGATGATCACTCTGCGGGCCAAGTTATTCCACTCGTCTGAGTCAAACTGTTCGGCTACTTCTTGAATACGATCACGAGCACGGTGTCCTGTGATACCACGGGTACGTAGATTTTCCAACAGGGCCCAGAACACTGGCCAAGGATTGTCGCGGCCAGTGAGGCCCGACGTTTCTGGCACTTGCCTTACATTGAATGTGTAGAAAGGATTGTAGGCCTGATAGCAGTTGAACAAGAAAATCTGTGCGTTGGCGCTCCCCAGCTGAGAGGCCATTAATGCTTTCTCGATCACTTTTTCTTTATGAAGTCTGCTGTCGCTACTTTCTAGGTCGCGAATCCAATCTGCCGCCACTTTGATCCCATTATATTCTGGTGATGTTAAATCACGTATCATTTCAAGCTCCTGTAATACTTACTCAATTTGCAACAACTATTATACAACATGTTGATTTTAAAATCAACCTTAATCACCACTGTCAATTTGATACTGGTCATCGCAGTGACTGCATCGATAATTGGTCAAACAACGACCAGCATTAGAGCTTTGGTAAAGATGTGTGCAAGGTTCGCCTTGTTTGTTTAGACGAACGTCACCTCGCGGGTTTCCAAACATGTACTGGCCACCACAATTGTTGCAAGCAAGGGTATCGGTAGATTTATCATACCCTGAATAAACATGTTTGTATTTTTGTTGCTCTGGACTGAGAGGTACTCGGCAAGAGCCGTTGCAAACTGGACAAATTCCTCGAGACATTTTTATCCTTTCAGCGGCTAAGATTCATAACACGAGCATCAAATTCCATAAAGCTGACTTCGAATGGCACAAAGACTTCTTTACCAACGCGGCCCTTGTCTTCGCTGTCACTCCAACTGTCCTTGGTGACTACAATCACAAAGCAGTCGTAACCTTTGTTGTCAATTTTTTCAACAACACCCTCAACAAAACAATCATCTCGGCCCAACATGGGTTTGAAATCGTATGCACGGATTGTGTCGCCAACTCGGGCAATATTTGCAAATTTCAGCATCTTCAGCTCCTTTGTTTCTTACTATACTTGTATTATAGCAAATGGAGCATTTCTGGTCAACCAGAATTAGGTGTTGTATTTTTACAACAAAATTGTGTATTTTTATCCTAAAAAAGTAGTACTTTGTATTACTTTTTAAAAATCAAGTGCCCGGAAGCTGTGTGTCCATGTCAATGTTGGCGTCTTGTAGAGCCGCTAGATTGCGACCTTCTCGCAAGCTTGCAATTATACATTGACCACTCAGCGTAGACATGTTGGCCAGTGCAGTCAAAACCTCGTTGGCCTGGCCTGGTTCAACTTCAGTTCCGTATTGATGCAACCCGCTGGCAAAACTCAGTCCTGATGAATTTGAACTTTGTGAACTATAAATTGTACCAAAGTTTATCAAAGCTTTTTGTTGATTGCTAGCTTCACGTGCCAATTCAGTAGTTATATCAGTCCAGGTAGTATTAGTAGAGCTCACTGTAGCTGGATTGGCATTTGCTATGTTTGCAATTGCAGAGTTTGCTGCCGGTATTAGTCCTGCAGAAAATGCATCATCTAAACTGCTATAGGTTCCGGCTGCTGGCCCAGTTGGAATTGTGATTGTGGTTGCTGGATCTGGATCATTGTAATCGCCGGCTTGGGTGTTGGCCATGTACTGGTAGACGCTTGACAAGGCAGCTGTGTTTGTGTTTGTGATTGAATTAGCCGCAGATGTAAATCCCAGGGTAAAAATTGAACTTGTTAACACTCCCAGGACATCAGTTAACAGCAGTGTTCCGCGAGGTCCCGAGCCGCTGCCTAGCCCAGATGTATATGTTGTTTTTACTGAATCTGGAACTGGAGTGGTCAGTGCATTCACAGCCGGCAAATCTGTATTGGTTTCTACCAGAGCCATTGCTTTAGAAAATGTTGGCAAAGTAGAATTGGTGATTCCTTTAATTTGCTGTAGTCCACGAGTGAAGGCCTTGGCAGCTAGAGCCTGGTCAGGTGGTATCACAAACTTCATCACTTGGTAACTGTCTTGATTGTTGGGACCAGTGTAGGCTTGAACAATGCTGTTGTCAACTACTGGTATTAGATCTGAATTGACTGTGTTGTTGGCTAGATATACCGGCAGTAACACATCGTTATTGGGGCATACTAGTGTGCGATAACTACCGGGCAAAATGTAAACCAGATTCAACAACTGTGCCATATTGGTTAACCCAGTTGTGGTCACTCCTAGCAATGCGAGCATCTGATCCAGTGCGCTTCCAACAATTTTTTCCATTGCTGAATATGCCAACTTCTCCTCGCTAGGGCTCAATGGATTTACACCGGATGCCAATAACAATATTTGAGATTCAGAAATACCAGCGCCAATCAATAAAACCGCAATTGATGGTGGAATGCCACCGCATGTTTTACCCACCTGTGCCAACAGTGTGCCAGGCAAGCCAAAACTGTTGAGTGCTGTTAAATCTATCAATTTTCCTAGTTTGATTAGGTCAGCTGACAGTGCCACTAGATCAGTGCTTACTTGATTGAGTGCCCCAGTGGTCAATGTTGTCATTCCGCCCTTGGCCACATCAAATGTTGTGACCAATATATCACTATTGTTTACAGCATTTATGTTGTAATTGGATTGTGAAACATATCCCTGGGCACCACTAAACACCTGACAGAACACATCAAGGTCGCCATTGCCCAACAAGGCATTTGCATCTGTTGTTACTATGCCTGGCAGAGAGTAAACATCAATGTTGATATCCCAGAAAGCTGAATTTGCAGTTGGTGTTTCATCTTGCGATTCAGCAGTTGCCACAAACACATTGCCAGTATAGGACACTGTATTTCCAACTACATATTTTACAGTATTATCGTATCCAAGATACAATCCATTGACCACTAGACTCAGCAGTGGGGTAGAGGATGGTACCACACCAGTGACTGCCGGAAAATTATTGGCGCCCATGGTCAACAAAGATACAAATGTGGATTGTGTTAGAGAATTGCCAACATTGCCCCAGATGCCTTGCAATTGCGAAATAATCGGCACACTGGTGTATGCGCTGACAGCATTGGCAAGTGCTGTGGGAATGGCCAATGCAACTCCCACATCAGCCGGGGGGTTAGGCAAGAGGCCGGCCCCTGCAATAGTCATAACTGGAGATAATACAGACACTAGTTATCCACCAATAAAGGTATTAAAGCTACCAGATGCAATGGCTGTGCACATCAGCAACTTGTCTCCAAGTCTGGCAGCCGGCCTGCCTTCAATAAACACTGTTGCACTGCCGGATATGATAGATGCAGTGTGAGGACGACATCTTCTAGCAGGTTGAAGATGAGGTGTTACACTGTCACCAAGTCTGGCTGCTGGTCTGCCATTGATAAGGACAGTTGTTGCCCCTGTCATAATAGACATTGGGCTACAGTGCGGAATGCACGAATCGCCTAATCTTGCTGCTGGACGCATGTGGCTCTCTCCAATAATTGTTCAAACTTACTATTCCACGAATCAATTTCTTCGTGTTGTTCATGAGTATGCGGTCCAGGGGGTATTTCGGGCAAAAATGCAACCAGGTGTTCAAACACCTGCGGTACATCGTCATACCTGGTGTAGGTACAGAGTTTGCCATTTAAAATAATGTCAAACCGGTGTGCCATTTTAACCAGTTAATATTTGTTTGCCCACGGCAATTCCTGTTGTGGCTTGAATATAGCTATTGGCCACATCCTCACGAGTTTCGGCCACCATGGCCCAACTAGAATTATTTAGCCTTACAGTTTTGTCAATATTTGAGCTAAACAAGCTGGGCATCATTTGTAGACCCTGTGGACTAACAACACAGCAAATTGGCTGCTTGATCATCATGTAAGTGTCGTGAAGTTCTATAATTTTGGCAACAATTTCTTCGCCAGTGATAAGTTTGAAAGTGTAAATTTCATTGCATGCAGGTGTCATGGTGTTCCTAAGTTAGAGTTTAAACGTGCTTGAAGTTCATCAACGCTAAGTTTACTTAACCCCTCAAAGCCACCCTCAACAAATAATTTGCCGTCTTTGTAAATTTGAGGCACAGTTCGATGTCCTGCACCCACAATAAATTCACGAGCATCACTGTCCTCGTCAATTTTAATTTCTTCAAACGCAATGCCTTTTTGATCTAATAGATATTTTGCCTTGACGCAAAAAGGACAATTATTTTTACTGTAAACTGTTAACATTATAAACTAAATCCTGTAAATGTATTGCTATCCACATCTTGTTTGGTACCACCAATGATGTAGCTGGAAATTTCTGTTTCTTGTGGAGCCACTTGTACATCTGCTCCTGCGATCCATTTGGCTGTCCACGGTAATGGGTTTGAGCCGGTCTTGACTGTGGTTGGGAGACCAATTGCAGTCATGCGTTTGTGTGCAATCCAATCCACGTAGTCGCACAACAACTGTTTGTTGAGTCCAATCATGGACCCATCTTTAAACAAGTATTCAGCCCATTTTTTCTCCTGGGCCACAGCACCATTGAACATTGCTACCAACTCATCTCGAGTTTCTTCCTTGATTCGAGCAAAATCAGGATCATCAGATGGCAATAGTTTGATCAGTGTCTGTGTACTAGCCAAGTGCACATTTTCATCACGTGCAATCAATTTGATAATCTTGGCGTTGCCTTCCATTTTTTTCAATTCAGCAAATGCCCATGAGCAAGCAAACGACACATAAAATCTTATACCTTCAAGAGCGTTGACAGAATTTATTGCCAACCACAACTTTTTCTTGAGATCATACAAGTTGACGACAATTTCCTTTCCGTTGACCTTGT